AAACTATGCAATCATGGTCTTTAAAAGATTTTCATAAATTTTATGGTTTTACGCATAAAGATTGGGAAAGCGGACAAGAAATTAAATACAGGGGGAATAAAGAGGGGGAAAATGTCTGAACTAAAAGAAGAACATTTTGAAGTCATTGATAGCAATAAAGCTAAAGTTTACCAAGATCAAAAAGCTATGAGAGAGGATTCTTTACAATTTGTGGGTTCTTGCTCAATTTTTGATTTGCAAGAGGTATATAAATTAATAAAAAGGTTAAAGGAGAGAAAATGAAAAAATCAAAACAACAATTATCAATTGATAAATACCAAAAAAGATTTAATAATTTTATGATTAAATTAAATAAAGATATTAATAATGATCCCAATTTAACAAAAGAAACAAAAAAAATGAATGTTTTTGCAGGAATTTGTATAATGATGAGAAAAGATATTAATTCTTTTTTAAGGTTTGCAAGAAAATGAAAAACTTAATATCAAAATATAAAGTTTGGAGTTTATATTATAGATCCGAAATAGTTTGGTTTGTAATAGGTTTAATTGTAGGAATAATATTATTTTAAGGAGGAAAGATGATAAAAACATTAAAAAAAATAGCAAATGAATTTAAAAGATATAACGATATACAAGAAAAAGAACTTGATCTTAAAATTTTAGATCGTTTTGATTTTAAAAAAAAATGGGGTGTAAGTCCAACATATCCAACTACAACTCCTCATCAAGTTATATTATATTCAGCAGATAATAAAGAACATACAACTAATATAACTAGAATAAATCAATAAATGTTGATCCATATAAATAATGAAAGAAAGCCATAAAAAACTAAACATTGATGAAATATATAATCTCAAAAAGTTGATGCTTTTAAACATTTTAGAGGGTTCAAGGTCTGTCAATGGTGTGTATTATAATAAATATAAAAATTATGCGAAAGAAAAACCCAATAGCCAAGTTATTAAGGAAATCACTTTATAAATTAAAAATATTTAAAAAGAAAAAAGGTAAGGGAAGCTATGTTAGAAGCAATTATAATTATAGAAATAATGGCAATTAGTTTATATTTTCTTCAAAATTAATAGTAGCATTAAAAGAAAAAGATATTCTTTCCTCATTTTTGTCTGAGTCAAAAGCATAAACAATGTGATTTAGAGAGTTTGGAAATAAAAACCATTGGCGGACTTCTGGTTTTACTCTATATCTACAATCTGTGAACATATTTTCTGAACCTTCAACAAACTCAATCTCCCCAGAAAAATCGTTATGTTCCTTTGCGCTTTTTGTTGATTTCATAGACTCAGGCAAAGCAAGATAACCAACACAAGACAAATGATAATTTTTTCCTATATATTCACAATGGTTGTGCAAAGGGTTATATTCCCCTGATTTTTGACATACATACCATGCAGAATTTATTAATATTGATTTCACTTTTTGATTTTTAAAATGTGCATTGAAATATGATGCAATAATAGGATCAAAAAACTTTCTTTTCCATTTAAGCATTATTTCTGGGGATATTAAATATTCTTCAGAAATTGCACCCACTAATCTTTTACCCCAATTATGATTTTTTTGTTTTTCTTTATCCTGTTTAATAGATTTAAGATCATCTTTAAAATCTTTTATCAATTCTAATGGAAGTTCTGCTTTTGCTATTGTAGAACCAAAAGGTTTAAATAATTTAAAATTTATTTTTTCTGACATTTTCCTCCATAGGTTTTAGTTCATTTATTTCAATTTTATATACAGCAGGTCTGTCCTGATACCCAAAATTAGATAGTTTTTCAGGTGGTAAATCATCTTTATATAAAAACCAACCTTTTATTGTAAAATTATAATCTTTTTCGTTGTTTTTAATTATTAAAAAATACCTTCCTTGTTTTTCTCCAGGTCTAATAAGCAAAAAATTATATGCTTTTTTATCTTGTGTTCTTATTTCTATATTGTTTTGAAAGTCGGAGTCAGAATAAAACTCATTTTTGTCAGTATAAGAACCATTAAAATAACTATTTGTAGCTTTTGCATATACAACTTCACCCATAGCACCTAAAAATCCATCATATAATTGATTTTTTAAATTTTTATTATAACCATAAGAAAAACCTTTATTCATTCTTAAATTACCAATAAATCTTCTTTGAGCTGTTGTATAAGCTAATTCAACATCATTTGAGTCTAAAGTTATTTTCATATTTTACCAAAATTTTTTATTATAAAAATCTTCACTATATCCAGGTATAAATTTATTACCTTTTTTAAGATTTTCCTTCGTTAATATTATTCTTAAATTTTTAATGTTATGTAATCCGCAAACATATTTATTTTTTAATGGAATTATATGGTCAACTGAATATTTGTTTTTGCCATGTTTTTTATTTAAATTATCTCTTTTTTTATAAAGTTTTAAAATTTCTTTACATTCAACACCTTTGGGAACAGTTTGTAATAATTTTAATGCTCTTTGTTTTGCGGTTTTAACTGCGTAATAATGTTTATTGTTTTGATAATGCCTTCTACCTCTTTCATATTTTCTTTTTAATACATCAAACATTTTATTTTTAATGTAATATTCTGGCGACATTCTATAACAAATTTCTTTTTTAAATTTTCTATATCTTTCTCTACTTCCTTTTAAAACTTTATCTCTATTATCTTTTTTCCATTTTATCTTTTTGATTACAACGCATCTATGACATTGGTTTTTTAATTTTTGACTGTCATGTCTATAATCATACAAAAAAATAGATTTTCTTTTCTTACAATCTAAACATACTTTTGTTTTTTGTAAAATTGGAAAATTAGGATTTATTTTGATGTAGTCTTTTAATATCATTAAAGTTGTTTTTTCTTTCTCATTTCTTCTAATTCGTTTTGCCTTTTTTCGTACTGCTCTATAGTTTCGCCAGCAAAATATTGAAACCAACAATCGCAACAAAAATCTTTCCCTTTTTCAATTATGTCTGCTGACATTTTACATTTATGACAAGTTCTATAATCACCATACATATTAATATGCTTCACAAATAACTATTAAGTAATTTTAATAAATTTTTATTTTTTTTTAAAATTGTTATAAATTCTTCGCACAATAAACAAACTGACTCCTCTCCTATATCTGATACCTTTACATTTTTTGCAGTGCAAATAACATGAAAAAGCTCATGAAAAATAGTTTTTAATATTTGTTGTTTTGTTTGATTTGGGTTTAATCTTAATTCATTAGTGTTAGGATCGTATTCACCAAAAAGATCCTCAGATACATTCCAAACTACCCTATATTTTTTCCCTTTATAATTGAGTTTGCGTATAAGCATAAGTTTTTAATACTGATATTTACTAAAATATCAATAAAAAAATGTATTGCTTTTGTATTTTTTATGTATATAAAAATTATATGCTAAAAAAAATAGGCAAAAATTGGTGTCATAAAAAAGATGGGGGGATTTTTACTAGCGATCACCTATCACCTTCTCAACTATCTAAAAATATAGATCAATGGTTTTGGGATTATTGCGTTTTAGATGAAAAAGCTAGAAAGGCAATTCCCCCAAATATGAAAATGACCTTTGGAGGATTAGCAGGTAGAGCTTTACAAGATATGATTACTGAAAATTTGTCTGTTGATGAAGTAATGAAAGGAAAAAAAAAATGAATGTAACACTTAACCAAGCTGCGACAATGCAAAGACGCATTAAAGATTTAGAACATGACCAAAAAGTAAAAAGAAATATGCTTTTAGAAAGAGATCAAGAAGTAACAAAATTAAAAAAACATATTGAAACTATGCAAGGGCTTATAGATTTTTTAAATAAACAATTAATTGAGGAAAGGAAGGAAAATGAAAATAAAAGAAAAAATACAAGAAGAAAAAAGTAAAGGTTCTTTTAAAGATAAAAGAATTAAATGCTTACAAGATGTAAAAAACATACCAACAGTTGAGATTAAGAAAAAACAATATGCAATTGTTGTTGAAAGACATAAACATTTATTACAAAGTTTCCCTGAAGCTAGATTTAATGAAGAAGTTTTACACCATGATAACGAAAGAGTTATTGTGAAAGTAGAACTTTATATTGGTGATACTATCTATAGTGTAGGTCATGCAGAGGAATTTAGAAATAGCTCATTAGTTAATAAAACAAGCGCATTAGAAAATGCGTCAACATCTGCTTTAGGAAGATGTTTAGCTTCCTTTGGATTATCAGGATCTGAATTTGCAAGCGCAGAAGAATTAGTAAATGCCATAAATAATCAAGGCACAACACAAGATTCAATTAAGAATGAAATTGAAAAAATGACGACAGAAACAAAACTAAACAAACTTTATTCTGATTGGAAAAAAAAAATGGAACAAACTGAAAAAATGTTCTTAAATAAACAACAACAAATAAAAACTAATGGAGGACAAAATGTCAAACAATGGTAACAAACAAAAAGATTGGGTGCTTTTTCCATATAATCCAGAAGATGAAAGATCTTTAAAATTAAATTTTTCTGGAAATATTAATTTAACTAATGGAAATAAAGGAACAATCTTAGGAGTAAAAGCCAGTAGCAAAGATGGTACAAAAAAATTTGTAAGAGTATTTGCACAAATAGGTGTACTGTTTAAAGGTGATGATAATTTTACTGGTCAAATGAATTATCCTGATGCTGGAGGTGAGAAAGGTTTAATTGGTTGGTTAAACGATCAAGGAACTATCTTATCTGGTTATAAAAATGAACCAAAAAAGGATAATAAATCAAACACTAAACAACAATCAGTTCCCTTTTAGTTAGTTGTGAATAGTAAAGTTGTTTATTTAGTTTTGGCTATACTTACAGGTGATGATGGATATGAATTAAAAAAAATAAAATTTAATACTATCTTCACCTGTGATGAAATTTTTTTACAAACAGTTAACTTTAAAAAAATAAATGGTAGAACATATCCAATTTATAAAGATAAAATATCTTTTGCTCACTACTGTTTAAATGAAAAAGGAGATTATTATTTAGGTTATGGATAAAATTAAATTTTTAAATAATTTGGAAATATTGTTAAAAGAAAAAGAAAATAATTATGGAAATTTTAACCATACAAGCCAAGTTTGGGCTAATTATTTATCTGACATTTTATCAATAGAAAATAATAAAACAGTTAAAGTGCCTTTAAAAACTTTTGGTACAATGATGATTTTTTTAAAATTGTGGAGAATTATGCAATCTCAACAATTTAAACAAGATAATTTTACAGATATTAATGGCTATACAGAACTGCTAAAAAGGTTGGTAATTAATGAAAAAACAACAAAATAAAAGACCTATGACACCAAATATGAAAAGACTCTTGCAATTTATAAGTGATTTCTATACAAAACATGACTATATGCCTACTTTTGAACAAATGAAAAAAGAAATGGGCTATAAAAGCAAGAACTCAATTACACAATTAATTGAAAAACTTGAACAAAGAAAAGACATAAAACGATTAAAAGGTTATCGTAGAAATTTGGAGTTAAATGTCTAAAGTACAAAAAACATCTCATTATGAGATGCAAGTGCAATTTGATGAATTTTTTGATACTGCTACATTAGCAGCTAATCAAAAGATGCCTAGTGAAGCTGCAAAAATTAAAATCAGCGACATCAAGCTCATTAAGGCAAATACTAAAAATGTCGTTGAGGAGAGTATAAACTCTAATGTTGAGCAACAATAACTTAAGACTCTACAAACAGTTGGAGCAGAACCATAAAAAAATTATGAATGGTCAAAAAAGACGACAATGCGTTCACACTCTAAAAGCTGTAAAAGAATATGTAAAAACATATAGGAGAATTGTAGAATCTGAAAACAAAGACGCAAAATTTATTTACTGTTAGGTAAATAATTGAAAAAGTTGTATAAAATACTTAGGGATATTATACTCTAAACTATAAAAGGAAGGAAAAATGGAAATAAACAATCTATATAAAACAATCGGTATAAGAATAAAAAATGCAAGATTTAATAAAGAGAGAAAACAATTAAATCTTAATGATAAAATGCCAAAAAGATTTGTGACACAATCAGAATTGGCAAAACAATTAAACATTTCATTTCAGCAGATACAAAAATATGAGAAAGCAATAAATAAAATTCCATTAGATAAACTTATTGTTATATCAAAATACTTAAATAAAGATTTAAATTATTTTATTTCTGAAAATGTAGAGGAAAATAATGTTTATCCCAATTAATGAAAAGTTAAAAAAAATAACTCCTGCCTTAAGTCAAAAAGATGAATTTGAACATTATAAATCTATCCTACCTTCAATGATAAAAAATGGTCATAAAGCTCATCAAACTATAGCAGGTTTTGACAAGTGCAAACCAGAAATAGAGGCATTTAGGTGGTTTGATGGAATAGAAATTCCTGTTCATGGTTATATTGATTTAAAAGGTGAAATTATAATTGAGGATAAATGTAAGTTTCCAAGAAAAGGTAGAATAAAAAAAGATGGCACTAGGTCTTGGTCAACTTCTAAATTACCTGAAGAAAAACCTGATCCTTTTCATTTATTACAAATAGATTTTTATTATTCTGTATTTAAACTGCCAGTTTATCTTTGTTATATTAATGAAGAAACTTTTAAAGTATTTCATGCAGATAATTGTAATGAATTAAAACCTGAAAGCATAGAAAAAAGAATACCAAAAATTATACAAAGATGTAAGGTTAGACAAAATTTATTAAAAATTAGCCATGATCCAAAAGTTTTAAAAAATTATATTCAACCAAACTTTGATACTTATTTTTGGAAAAATGATTTAGATGAAAATTATCTTAAAGATGCTAAAAAATTTTGGGAATATTAATTTTTTTTTTAGGTTTTTGCATAGTTAGGTTTCTTACCTTTTCTTGGTCTGCGTTCTGCTTTTTTCTTTCTTGATACCGCAGCTCTCCTTTGACTAGGACTCATGGATCTAGCTTTAGCAGCAGGAACACATTTAGGATAATTTCTTCTTTTTTCACCTTTAGATCTTCCACATTTAGGAAAAGAACCATCTGATCTTGGATTAGCAATATCAACCCAGTTTGCCCTTACCCATGATCTTAAACCTTTTGACATTATCTTTTTCTTTTATTATTTTTTTTTTTCTTACGACCACCAGGTACTATTTTACCTGAACATACTGCTGATGCGTACATATTAGCATATGCTGATGGATACACTTTAAATTTTCGCTTCGCTGCTGCTTTACCTCTTGCACATAGTTTTGCCATTATTGAAACTCCTTTAATATTTTTAATTTTTCTTCAGCATTTGCTATTTTATCTATTAATTTATCTATTTCGTCAATGTGTTGAGGGTGTTCACCTATCCCAACACTATTTTTTAAATAAATATTAACAGTAGCATCAGATTCCGATATTTGTGCTTCATATCTTTTTTTTAAAGCATCTAATATAGCTTCCTTCATTACTTTTTTTTCTTTTTTTTTTTTCTTTTTAATGCTCTAAAATCAGCACCAGTAATTTTATCTCTTGGTACAGCTACTCTTGCTAATCTTTTTTGTTTTGCACTATATTTACTAAAAGGCATATTTATTTCCTGTTTTAACCCTCCAACCATACCCAACCATTAAAATGATTACACCTAATTCAATTACTTTTTTTTTTTATTTTTATTTTTCTTCATTTTTTTATTTTTTTTTGATGGTCTACCTTTTTTTGAACCATAAGTACCTGTTCCCATTGGCATAACATTCTCCTATTGTTTTTTGTTTTTTTTATTACCCATATACCAATCTGAGGGTTCATAGTTCCATTTTTTACCATGATGTCCTCTCAAATCAGCATATAGCATTCTAGCTTTCACTATGAATTTTATAATTAATTTTACCATTTTTTGCAAGACCAATATCTTGCAGAAAATATATCTTTAGCACTAGCACATCTATGCCTTGCTCTAAAACTTTTTCTAGCTGCTGGATTATTTTTTCTTATTTTCATGGAGGAATCCCCATATCTAATAATCTTTTCTCTACCACCTTTACAGGCTTTAACTACAAATTTTTTACCACCCTGTACTTGTCGTCTAGGTGAATTACATTTCATTTTTGATTTATCTATTGCCATCTTTTAATTTAACTCCATTAAAATATTTATAATCATAATCTACAATTCTAAAATCATGTTTTTTTTTTAATTTAGATTTTTTAGCAAATTCTTCAGCTTCCTTTTCAGTTGTAAAAACATAATTAGAAAACATCTCATGATAATCTTTTTTTTTCCATATCACACAATATATCATGTTACAATTTTTGGTTTTGGTTTTGGTACAATAAAATCTTCCTTTTCATTTTTACAAATGAATTTTAAATATATTTGGTGTTTATTTACTTCGTCTTTACCAATTTCTTCTGATTTTCTATAAGATTCTTTATAACCTGCATTTAAACAACTATATAAACTATTATAAGATTCCTCCATTTTGTGAGGTGTCATACACTCACCAGCAATAAGAGAACACATAATCATATATAATCCATATTTCATTATTTTTTTTCCTCAAAATTCTTTATTTTTTTTTGAGCTTCTTCTAAATCTTTTGATGTATTTTCTAATTTTTGTAAACACCTTTTATTAGCAGAATCTTTTGATTTATTTGAATCTTCCAACTCAGCTATTTGTTGTCGCAAAATTCTAAGCTGATCTTTATATTCGTTTATTATATCCAAACTGTTGTCAGACATCTATTTTTTTTTAAATGTAGAAACACCTTTTATACCAAGTATCGTAGAAAATGCACCGACTACAAGAGCTTGATAGAACATCGGTAAGTTAGAAAATTTGTCAAAGAAAATATCTATTTTTTGTTGTATGTTAGGATCATCACTAAATACTGACCAAGCTAAAAGTAACAATGGAATAGATATAAGTATAAGGCAAAATTCGTCTTTCCAATCTCCTTTATGTGAATCAATAACAGCTTTTTTAAATTCAACTTCTCCATTAGCCATTCGTTCAGCTAATTTTAATTCTGCTACAGATTCTAATTCTTTTGTTTTTCTTCTATTAGATGCAATAGACATACCAGTTTTAATAATACCTGGAACTAATTTAGCAGCTATATTCAACCACATGATAATCTCCTATACTTCTTTTGCTGATTGCATTTTTTTAGCAAGTTTATTTGCTCTATTAGGAGTCTGCTTTGCCCACAAACTGTCAAGCATCTGGAAACTAGCTTCACCATAATCTTCTGTGTCTAGTGCTTTCCACATATTTTTAAACTTGCCTACACCACCCTCACCGATTTGATAAACCATATTAATAATAACTTCTTTAGCTGTATTATTAATTGGTCTATCACCAATAAGTCTTTCGGCAGCTTCTAGTGTTCTTTTAAAATCTTTTTCAAAAACTTCTTCACCCATTTCTTTTGGGTATTCAACACCATGTTCATAATTATCTTCAGGTGTTACTTTGTGTCCATAGAATATGGTGTCAAAATTTTCGGAGCATTTATAAATTTTATTTACATAACCCTCACAAAGTTTAATTTCTTCTTTTACTTCTTCGTACATTTCTTCTCTCCAAATTTGTTGTTAATCTTATCCGCCACCGCCATACAAAACCATATAGCTTTCTGCATAAACATTCTAGTATTAGCATAAATTTTTCCATTAATACACCTCATAAAATTGTTAATGTTTGCAACCTCCACAAGCACATAAATCACCATCATAATGATGACTATGAAATTGGTCTTTACAGTGACAATCACAATGACAATTTTTACATTTTTTTTTTGTTTTTTTCTTTGATTTATTTATAAACATATTATCAACCCAGTTTAAATAAATGTCTATACAATTAAAAAATTTTTCAAATAATTTATACATATCAATCAAGAATTAAAGATGTTATTTTTTTTTCTCCCATGTATAACTCTATGTTTGCCTTAGATTTTATGCATTTGTAGACTACCCTGTCTTTACTGCTTTTGTCCTTCATAGCATATCGTTTAGATTTTAAACAACTTTGTAAGGTTTCATGATAACGATGCTCAATAATTTTATGGTCTTGTAAGAGTAAAAGTGCAAAAACCAATTCAATCATTGATGACTCCCATTTCTAATTAATTTTTCTACATCTTCTGTAAGTTTTTTTGTTCTATCTTTTAAAAATTCTATATTAACTGCATTATCTCTCATGCTTTTTACCTCTGCATCTACTTCCTCTAAAACACCTGCCAAGTGTTCGACCAACATAAAAAGCTCCGCCTCTCCAGATGATTGACCAAGTTCACCTCTTGGATATTTAATTCTAAATTCAGAGTTAGCTTCTAAATCTTTTGATATTAATTCTAATGTAGTGCTGTGTTTATTAAGAGTTTCAACAATACCAAAATAAGCCCATACCCCAATAGCCACAGCAATAACTATGGAAATTAAATTTTTCATTGGCATACTTATAGATGTGTTTTCACTAACTTTCATAATCTACCATTAATAATTTTATACCTAATTTTTTTTGTTGTTTAGTAGGACTTCTATTTATTTTATAAGATCCTTTTGGTTTATCTTTTAAACTTTTACCATGCTTATGTTTTCTATAGGTATTTGTTTTTATATCTAATAATTGTATTTTACCATTTTTATCGACTATCACAATATCAAAAGGACATTGAGGATCGCAACTTTTTGCTACATAATATCCTTGTCTTGAGAGTCTAGCAATTGTTTCGTATTCGGTAACAGTACCTTTTATGGAAGTTTTTTTTTGTCTTTCTGATATTTTTAACTTGTTATGGTCATCACCATATTGATTAGACTTGTGATTCCTAGAGCTGCGATAAACCATACTATCTTGTATATGTTGTTAATCTTTTGGTCAATATGTAGTAGGTGATTGTTTTTGATTGCGTCTATCTTGTGGTGAATTAGTCGTAACTCTCCCTCAAGTTTTATAATTTTCTTTTCGTTTTTTTGAGGTAAATTTTCCATAACTATCCTTTTGTATAATCCATAAAAATCATGCCATTTAACTTACCTAAGATATATGCAGCCTCTGCTGTACCCTTTTTTAAAGTTTTTAATTTAACTAAATCTTTTAAATTTTCAGGATTAAGAATTGCATTTTTTAAGATTTGATTTGATGCTCTTGACCAAATTCTTTTACCAGCAGTCAATAATCTTCCAGTTGGTGTAAATTGACCAATTCTAGCTCTAATAATATCTGTAAAAAAGTTAGCATAAACTCCTTCTCTTTGTAAAGATGCAGGTGCTTTTCTTGCTGTTATTTGCAGTGCATCATTTAAAGTTTTAATATCTGCCATAAATTTATTTCCAAATATTTCTCTCATAGCAAATTGATAACCTTTTTCACCAGCAGAACCATAAACATATTGTTTAAATCTTTCAGGACTTATAACATCCATTCCTAAAGAACCACTTTTTACAGTAACTCTTTCGTTTAAATCTTTCATAACTTGAGTTTGAAATGCTTGAAAAATCTCAGGATCTTTTTCTAAAATTTTTTTTAATTGTTTTATATCTCCTATATTATTAGGTCTATATATTTTATTTACAAGTTCACCTGGAGTAGTGCTATCTAATTTACCCTCAAATGATTTACTTAAATCCTTAATTAGTTTATCTCTACTTTTTTCTATATTATTAATTGTTTCTTGTAATCCACCTATATTTTGTATTTTTTTATATTCACTAGGATTAAAAAATACTTTTAATTTATCTTCGTAATTTTTTAAAAATGTTTTGTGTTTATTAACATTAACTTTTCCAAGATTATCTATAACCTCACTTCTATAAAAATCATTGATTGAATTTTTATAAGCCAACATAGCATCAGGATAATCTTTAATTACCTCATATAAATCATCTGCAATTTTTTTACTATTTAATCCTTTTTTAAAAGTTAAACCAAAAACAGCTTCATCTCCATAAACTAATTGTTTATTTCTAATTTTCATAATATCAGCAATAATTGTATCGTCTAATTTAGACTTACCTTTTGCATAAATATCATTAAAAATATCAAAAGCATTTACAAATGAATCAGGTGCATCTCTACGAATTTGTTTATTAATTTCACCAACCATAAATTTCAAAGCACCTACATCTATATCTTCTGTAGTTAAACCTTTTTCACCTTTTCTTATTTGTCTATTTAAATAAGACATAGCATTTCTTAAAGTTGTTACTGGTGCATCTACCTTACCTTCAATAATATTTTTATTTTTTACACTTTTGACTAAACTAGATTCTGCGGAATCAAAAATATTATCTTTGCCTTGTTTTTCTAAAGTTTTTAAAGCATTACCTATTATATCTGTTTTAATAGTTACACCTCCTGATGCTTCTTCTAATTTAGCAAGAGCAGCATTAGAATGTTTTTTAAATATAGTTCTAGTATCATCTATCGCACTTCTTACATTTACACCTGTTGCAACTTTTGTGCCATTTGGTAATTCATTAATAGTTTGATTTAGTAACTCTTGTGTGTTTTTTTGTTGATCTATTAAATTTTTTATTTGTGGTTCATTTCTTTTTGTAATAACACCTTTTATTAAATTGCCTATGTCATATTCATTTTGATTTCTATAAAGTCCTTTAGGATCAAATTCTGATTTTAATAAAGAGAAATAATCATTTAGTGCATTCATTTCATCAGTGTTAGCTCTTTTAAATTCACCAACATAACCAAGTCTATTTGATTTTTCAAATACCTCTTGTGCTGCCATTAAATCAGGATCGTCTAATGCTTGTGAAGTTTTAAATCTTAATTTTGTATTTAATTTTGCTTCAGATAATTTTGTATTTATATTTCTTGCTATATCTTCAGCATCTGTTTTTGTATTTACTAAATCTACAAAATCGTCACTTTGTATTCTTCCTTTAATAATATTATTTACACCTTTTGTTAATTTAGCAACTCCTACACTACCATATCCAAATGCAGCAGATATACCAAATGTTTTAACAGCTTCTCCGAATAATTGTGCATCTGTTATTTCTGATCCATCAGGATTAGTTTTATTAATATCATAAACAGATTGTCCAATTTTTAATCTTGCATATTCACTAACACCTGCTGCTAATGCACCTGTTGGTATTGCACCTAATCCTAAGACAGGAGCAGTAAGAACAGTTGCTGCTATATCAGGTATAATAACTAAGGCATCTCCTGTCATGTCTGCAAAATCACCTAAATCTTGACCAGGTTTATCTACTAAAGCATAAGTTTTTTTTATAGGATTATAATATTCTAATTGTCCAGTGTTAGCACCTATACGAACATCTATAGGTTGACCATATAATTTTGACAAAGAATTTTTTATTGCTAAAGATCTTTGTTCTTGATTAATTCCAAAAGAAGCTGCCATTCTTGAAGATGATGTTGCAGGATCATCAATTGATACACCTGATCTTTCTGCTATCATTCCTAATGTAGGTCTAAAATTTAAAGTTTCTCTACCGCCTTCTGGTAAAAACATTTCATCATCAGGGGAAATTAAACCTGTATTTTCTACTATTTGATCTGCAAGTTCTGGAAAAGCATTTAAATAAAAATCTTCTCTACTAACATCTTTTTCTTTATAATATCTATTATAAATTCTATCTGCTAATTGTAAATCTGGTACATTAGCATAATAGGGATATTCTTTTTTTATATCTTGAATACTTTTTGGCATTTAAAATCCTAAATCAAGTATATCACCTTGTTCTCTTTTCTTTTTTTCTTCTAGGTCAATATCAAATCCAGGCATATCAAAACCTGTTAAATTTTTATATTGAAATTTTGCATTTTTATTTCTTAAATCAATAGCATTTTTCATTATTTCTATTGTTCTTTGAGGATTTGCACCTAAACCTAATTCTTCCATTTTTAATGCAATATCTCTATCTGTAAATCTACCACCAGGTTCATCTATTCTTGCCATTAAATAAGCAAGGTTTATAGCAGCAGATTTTACTTTTCCATAATTAGCTGCCTCTGTTGATATTTTAAAATTATCTGTCATAACTTTATCTATAGCACCACTACCTGTATCTTTAAAATTTTGTGCAAATCCAAAACTATCAGCAGCTTGTTTTACTTGTGAACCAATACTATCTAATGCTGTAATTGTAGCTCCAACTGCTCCAACTTTTGATTTTTCTAAATTTGTAATTAAATTATCAGCAACATTATTCATAGCAAAACTTGTGTTTCTAATTTCATTTGCAGTTTCTATATTTTTTTGATTTCCTGTTTTTCCTCCAGCACCATAACTTTCTGATATCTGTAATCCACCTCCAGGAGTTTGAACTATTGATTTTGTAGGTAATGCAGGAACTAAATTACCTTTACTTGCTATGATTTGTCTATCTGATGCAAATTCAACTTTTCCTGTTGCTTTATTAAATACTTGTTTTTGTGTGCTAAGTTTAGGGGTTAAATATTTTGATATTTGTGCAGCTTGTAATGTTGCAGGTAAAATAGATGAAAAAGGATCTTGACCTCTCATACCTGCACCAGTTATTGCAGCACCTATTAAAAGATTAGGATTTATATTTCGTAATCCACCTAATAATCCTGTTGGTTGTCCTTGAGTATTTGTAGTACCAAATAAACCACCTCCAGTACCAATTCCTTGAGCAGCTCTTTGTGCCATCATTTTTCTTATGTCATCCATTATAGTCATTACATTAATCCTCTTTGTTTTAAATAGTCTATATCTATACCCATTAGACCGCCATAGGGGGTGCTAGAATAGCCAAACTGCTGACTTGGGGGTAATATACCCAATAAACTATTTATACTCTGTTTTGCGTTATTATAGTCTGTTTCTAGCTTAGATGAAAGAGGAGATTGTCCTCCCATACCTAAATTACTAAAGTATTGTTGTACCATAGAATCTTGTGGAGTTGTACCTGTTATTGCGTAAGGAAGTTGGGATATAACATCTTGTATAAATTCTTGTTGACCGCCATCACCACTTGTAGGAACATCTGAAGGAGTTAAAGATGGATCTAAAAATTCATAACCAGGTTCTCCTCTCAATAAATTTCTTGCTTTTCCAGTTTGATATAATGTTATTAAACTGCCAGTCAAACCTGCCATTAAAGGATTAGCTTTTACATTAGCAGCATAATTATCTAAAAAACTTGTAATAGTATCTCTATCTTCTATTGGAACATCAACAAAAGGATCTGGGTCACCAAATACAGGATCTTGTTGTCTTGCTTGTTGTTCATCTAATGCAACTACAAAACCTGGATCTGTTACATTTCCAACACTATCACTACTTGGTATAGATGACTGAGTAGGTGGAGAATAATCTCTACCAGAACCTAAAGATGTAGCTCCTCCTCCTGGAGGTGCTGATGGTTTTGATGAACCATAATGTCCTGGCATTCATAACTCCTTATAGAAAAATTGCTATACCAACTAAAATATATAAAACAAAAATATGTGTTGAAGGTTTGTTTTTAATTTTAGTTTGAATATCATAAATAATTTTATTAATTTTATCCATTATAATAGACCTCCTAATAATCCACCAACTCCACCTAAAACTGCACCTACTCCAGGTATTGATGAACCTAACACAGCTCCACCTAATGCAGTTGTTAATGGATTAGCTCTCACATAATCCATTGTATCAACTTGACCTGTTGTTGTTGGAAATCCTGAAGCTATTGGTGTAACTAAACCTGCATATTGTTGTAATGCTTGGAATGGTGCAAGTTGTTGTTGTCTTTGTATTGCTTCTAGTTGTTGTCCTGTTTGTAATAAAGATGGAGTTCTTTGTGCAATACCTAATTGTCTACCTCTTTCAGTTCCATATTCTTGAAATGCTAAAGGTAATGCAACTCCTGCAACTTGTGCTAATGCTTGTTGTTGTGCAAGAGGTGAAGTTGGAGTTCTACCAGCACCACTGAATTGTGATTGAACTCCTGTTGTAATATCTTGTGCTGTTCTTTGTATTAAAGGTTGTAAAAAAGGATTTAAATATTGTCCACCAAGAGTTGCAGCTAATTGTTGTTGTGCTGCTGTTCCCATAGCTTCTTGAGCAGCCAAACCTTGTAATGTTTGTTGTGTTGGAGGAACATATCCTGCTGCACCAACTCCTTGTCCATAAAGTTGACCAGCTTCTGAAAGAATTTGTCCTAATGCAGGTTCTGCTGCACCATAAGGTGTTACTGCTTGTGTAGTTGTTTGTCCACCACCTGATGAACCGCCTCCTAGAAAACTCATTTTATCTCCTCTTGTTTTATTTGTTTTTCTAAAACAACATGGGTTCTTTTGTACCCATAATTATTATAAATTTTTTGCCAACCTGGTCTAGCGATTAATTCCATCATTTGACAACCTTGTTCTTTTGCAAAGTCCTCAATTTTATTTATAAGATGTTGCCACTTGTGTCTTTGTCTGCCAGTTGCAATATAAATATGACAAACTTTACCAAGTTTTCTTTTTATCAACTCTGTTACCACTACACCAAAATATTTATCTACAGTTTTCTTTTGGTTTTTATCCCAGATAATCCAAACTTGAAACTTATCTTCTTTTGCAGTTTCAAAAACAAAATCTGAATCGGTAAGTTGACTTGAATATGCAAGAGCTTGTCTAATATCTTTATCTACTAAACCCCAAACTTTATCAAGTTCTTGAGTTGGTATTCGTATTAATTCCATAAATACATTAAAAATGCTATATTGTTAAGCACTTTTTTCATCAAATATTTCTAAATAACTTATCATTCCTTCTATCTTATTTGCGGTTGCAGCTTGTATTTTTACAATATCTCCAGATTCTAATACTAAAGGTGCTACTACACCATTATCTGTAGTATCTCCTGCTAAATCTTTATGATAAATTTTATAAGTTGCACTAGCAGAACTGTCGGTGACTGATATTTCAACCTGAATAGCTGAAGCGTCATCATTATTGATTTGAATACTTTTTACTATAGTAGTTCTATCAGTTGGCACAGTATATACAGTAGTAAGATTAGTTGTACTTAAATTAAACCCTGCGTTTTTATAAATATTAGCCATAATTATTATAGTGTTAAGAAGGGGAGAGTTGTGTGTGGTGAAAACTCCCCCCATCATAACACTACCTTTTAAACCAAGATGGAAGTCCAAGATGAGGTCTTTTATCAAATAAATTGAACTCAGAACCTGGTGTATTTTTATTATTATAATGAAGAAATACTTGGCAACACTCTTTGCCTTTAAATTTATTTCTCCAATGTTCTAATTCACAACCTCTATATACCAACATATCTCCAGTATTTAAAGAAACTTTTACACCTTTCATTCCTTCATTACCAGAAGGTTCAATATATATATCCCATTTATCACCACCTAAATTCATAGTCGTTGATATTTCACAAGAAAATCTATCTTTGTGTCTTTTTAAAACATCACCTTTTTTATAAATTCTTGCATAAGTATAAGCTGGTTGTAGCTTTAGTCCTGTTGTTTTTTCCATTATAGATTGACATTTTAATAATAAAGTTTCCATAGCAATATCTGAATAACAGGAATAAGTATTTGGTATTTGTTCATTTTCACCTTCATAATATCCAAGCATAAGTTCAAAAGGTGAAATGTATCTTTTTTTTAAACAAGTATCATAAACTTGTTTTTTTATTAAAAAATAGTTGTAAATAAAAGTTGCTAAATCTTTTGATATAGCTTGTTTTATAACTGCGTATTTATTTTTTTTAAACATCTTTTGCCATTTGTTTTGGTACAGCTTGTATGTTCCAATGTATAAATCTAAATGGTTCTATACCATGATCTACTGTGTATTCATGTTCTAGATAACCTGGAAAAATAATTAATGTTCCTGGTTTAGGTTTATAATGTATTAATTCTGTTCCACCCCACACACCATTTATATTAGGTTTCATTTTTAATTTAGTAGCTCTTGCACCTGTTCTTGGATCATGAAATATTGGATAAGAAGTTTTGTCTGAACATTTTAAAAAATAAAATCCTGATATATGTTGATTCCAATGTATGTGTGCAGAATGATGACCACCACCTTTTTTAGCAAACTCTTGTACCCATAATTCAGAAAACATAGTTGTATATTGTGTCATGTCAAAACCTTGATGATCTAAATACTCCCAAGATTTTTGACCAATATAATTTCTAAAATCTAAAAAATCATTGTCTGATGTTAATGGTGAGGAGTGATGAGAAGTACCAAAATCTCCATATTTTTTTATAAAATCTTTATTTCTTTTTCTAGCTTGATTGATATATTTATTACTAGATTTATTTAATGATTTAACAAATTCAGGTTTATATTCTGACCATATTGTTGTGTTAAAATAATTATTTATATACATATTATCTAAATGGTTTTCCTAAATGCCAAACAACCAAACTATACCTTATTCCTTGTGTTACTGGTTTTACTCTATGCCATACAAAACTAGGAAATACAATAATAGAACCTTTAGGTAATATCTCTTTGCATTGGACTCTATGTTTTGATTCATCTCTCATGTGAGGATCATAATTTCTAAAATCAAATTCTAATTCACCACCTGTATATTCAGATCCATCAGTTAATTGACAAGTCATAGATAATTTTCTTATTCTACCATGTTCAGGATTATTAGGATCTTTTTTATCATAAGGTTTATCCCAACTATCACAATGCCAATCATAATACTGGTTTAATTTATATTTTGTAAATTGACAAGACTCTGATCTTTCCCAATCAAAATTCCACCCTGCATTTTTATTTGCTTCATGAACATAAGGATGTATTTCTTTGTATATCCATGTGTCATTCAACCATACTAAATCAGAATTTCTTTTTCTTTTTAAATCTAATACTTCTTGTTTTTTTAATTTTCTATCCCCATATCCACCAGTTCTTGCCATAACTTCTTTTTGGTTATTAGCATACTTAATAACTTCATCACAAAATCTAGGTGTCAATGCAGATTTAAAATACCAATAATAATTAGATATATTCATAAGTTATTGTTTGCACAAAATTTAAACTATCTTTTTGATTGTTAGTTAAATAATACATACAAGTAGAAGGAAAAATAATAAATTCATTATTAATTAAAGAAATATCCCAACTTCTTCCTTTTCTTCTATTATCTTCATAATATATTCTAACCATACATTTATCAACCTTTATACCATACAAGCAAGTGTAATCTGGTGAGTTCCTTAAATCCACAGGATCTATATTAAGTAAAGGTATTGATGTTTGATTTGGCTTATAAAAATTTCCCCATGTTTTTTTATTAATTAAATTAATATTATATTCTACATTTACATGATCTGTAATAAATGTATTAAGCATATCCCAATTTCT